TGGACGATTATCCTCAAGAGCCGCTCTTAGAAATGACGGAATGTATGGTGAAGTTGTAATTGCCATGTAATAATCTCTCTATTTTATTATTGTAAATCACTAACTTTGAAAACAGGAGATGCATTCAAATATTTTTGTGTTTCTCCACCAATTTTTATTATAACGTCAACAACGTATGTTCTTTCGGTGAGAAGATTAGTCATGTCAAGTTTAAAAAATAAACCTGATGCATCACTTGATATTCTAGTTGACCCCTTTGTAGAATCAAAAGGTATGATTACTTTTTGCGTAACTGCGTCTCTGATGCTGTAAAAAGCGTCAGAGACAATACCTTGAAAAGCTCCCGGAGAATTTACAGGCGTTTTTGTCACCTTGATCAGGGGCGTTGTGTAATCAAAAATATTGACTCTTACGACTGGTGTTTCATCACTACGATGAATTTCATTGAGACCATAGACAGTTACATCAAATTTTTTAGGTGTAATTGTCGACGTTCCACGAATCGGTTCTCTTACACTGATATATGAACCACTTTGAAAAGTTGTATTTTCATTGAGAGAAGACCAAACAGGTGTAAATTTTAAAATACTGCCTGAAGCTGCTAACGCTTTTACAATATTTGGATTACTTGATGAAAGATAGACGTTTGTCGAATAAACACCCTCGACTGGGTTAATTCCCGAGTAGTGTTGGCTACCCGTAAAGATAAATTCGCCAATACCTCCTGAAATTGCTAATTGCAATTTCAATAACAGGCAGTTCGAACCGGTTACTGCGCCAGTTATAGTGGATAGATTGGTTGGTATGCCTTTGTCATAATTGAAGAAAAATAACTTTGTGTTTGAATCAAACGTCATGCCTTCAGAGGTGTCGCGTATTGAATCGTCAAAACCAACTATTAACCTGGGATGTTTTGAAGAATCAAAAGCATGTCTTGAAGCAAATCTCTTAACAAAATAAGTTTTTTGATCGCCTTCTTCAAGACTTGAATAAGAAACCCTAAATCCTGAATCAGGTATTACTCCGGCTAAGACTCCAGAAATTGCAGACGTAACGTCAACGTTTAAATCTTCTTCGCCGGTAGAAAAATATTGTGAAGTCTGTAATGAACCAGTGTAATAATCACATATTACGGTGGGATCACCGGATGATCCACAACCTGCATTTATCCATTTAATGTCGCCATTGCTATATGACGCAGTGAAAAAGTTTGCATTATCGTAATCTGAGTAATAAACTACATCTTTTCCAGCACCTTCATCAAACGATTTAGAAAGTGGATTGACTATTAGCGTATATTTGCTAGGTGTTGGTTGACCACCATAAACATCCGATAATTGTAGCTTTGCAAAAAAGCTTGGATGTGTAATATCAATTTTCCCGCTTGAATATAAGTCGCTCAACGTGGAAATGTCAAAATGTAGCAAAAGCCTCGAATATTCAACGTTAGGCGTGACTCCTGTAAATGTTGATCCATATAATTTAAAAAGATCAAGTGATCCAGCCAGACCCACATTAGAATTGTAGGAACCAGATTCATTTATCACTCTATTGGTGATATACGTGTCTTTATCGGCTTTTAATATTTTATACATCAGATTGCCCTTCCGATGACATCGACTTCGGGATAACGAATTTCAAAAATTCCGCCAGGTGGCGGAATAATAACTCCCTTCCTTGTATTCGATGATACATCGAACGTAGAGTTACTATATGTCCTGTTGTTAATTTGACCATTTATGTTTTTAAATTCAATTCTATCAACAGAAACTACACCTGGGACTGTGAATATAGCATTTACAGTATCAGAAATATTCAATGGTTGATCTATGTGAAAGTTTTTTACGTTAAAGAGATTTTGTAATTTTGTCAAAATCTGTTGTAAGACTGTGCTTCTATTTAATGCTGGATCAACCATTATTTCAAATTGAAGAGTTAAATTAATAACTTTTGCATCAAGAATATCAATTGCATCAGAGATCAAACGATAAGGTTTCAGATATTTTTGAAGATTTGTTTTTAATGTATCTGGCGATATTATTAGCTTTTGTTCAGAATCTCTTGAAATTATAAACAATTGACTTGCCAGGGGATTATTTGGATTCGAGCGAACGGCGGCTCTAAAGATTCTTCCAAAATTAGAAGGTATTGAGTAAACCCTAGCTAACAAATCTTCTTTTGATACAATTCTTTCTTGAGAATTTTTTATTGATGAAACTAAAGCTTTTAATTCGTCAACCGTAGGCGCATCTTCACCCCCAGATGCTGGTGTGGTGTTGGAAACCTCAGTTGACGCTCTAACGCTAGCTGCGATAGGTGATGTTGGATTACCCGGAAAAGACATTCTCAATGTTTGAATGTTTTTTATTGCTCCAGCGGGAACATTATGACTAAGACCCCCTCCATATCGATAAGCTATAGTTAAAGTTGTATTGGAGGTTGCAACTCCCAGGGTTTTAGTTTGTAATAATTGACCCGGATTTACAGATATACGTGAAAATGTTTTTTTGTATGGAAATGATATTGCAAAATCAGACGGGTCAGGTATAACATCATCCTCAAGGGTATCTGCTGAACCGCCTCCAAACGTTAAAGTGGTTCTTCTACTTGCAAGGTCAACGTTAGCAGTGTACCTATACGGTGCTGGTATTACTTTTATTGCATCCGGAACTAAATCACTATCTTTTGCAACATTTAAGACATTTTGATAAACAACATCATCAGATAATGCGCTAACTTGATGGTATGTGTTGCCATAACCATCTGTAACTGAAATAATTTCTGAAACGTTAGAATTGTTTAAAGTTATTTCTCTAAATGGAATAAATGTATTTCCAACATTAAAGCTATCTGTTGCCTCCCTTCCGGAAACACAAAGGCCTGGTGCTGATAATACAAACGTCCTTGGCGTTCCATCAGATTGTCTTAACCCTATTTTCAACGTTGCGTAATACGTTCCGTCAGATCTCTTTTTTGAGAAATCTATATCTTCAAGTAAGATAAAGGTAGTTCCATTATCAGCTGAAAAAATGCTACCCGCTTGTATAACAGGCATTGCACTGGATTGAGGAACTATGACATTTCCATCATTTATCGCAGGTACTTGTATGTAAATTGTAACGCTAGCTATTGCCGGTGAAGCTCCTGTAATAGGAACTCCCGCTGTTCTTAGATGCCTTTGAATGTTGATTGTTTCAACTGATGTTTCTGGATTTAGTTCATTATATTGGTGATCTAGATAAAACGACATATTGTCGCCGACATATGCTGCCATGTCCAACAACAAGCCACCTAGTGATGCCTCAGAAAAGTCTCGTAATCTATCTGGGTAATATAACCTTGCATACTCTAATATTTGCGCACGTAATGCGTCAAAATCTTTTGCAAGATATTTGCGTTGTCTTACAGGTACAAGATCTTCTCGTTTTAGTGCCATATTTCACCGTCTTTTGTAAATATCGTAAACAACGCGTTGGTGCTATTCACATAGCGTATAGATTTATTTCTAACAATTTATTTGTAACGTTTAGAGTTGGAACGTTATAAGTGATTTGAATGTTTATTTTTGCAAGAATTCTATTGTCATTTCTATTGATGACAGAGGTGTAATTGTCCAAAGATACATAAGGCATCCATTTTGATACCGCAGTACCAATTCTTTCAATTGCCGCGGTATCAAAATCGTCTTGTGACACTAATTCTGTCATTAGAGGTTTTAAATTTGCACCAAAATTATAAAGTCCTAACCTCTCACCCCAGTTGGTTAAAATCAAATTTTTTAAATTATCGTGAACAGTTTCTGCTAGCGAGTAATAGGTGACAAGAATTTCTCCATCGCCATAATTTAAACGCAAAGGTGTTTTTATACCAATAGGCGTCTTTGTCGATTCTATTTTTTCGACTAACTTTTGTTCCGGCGTTTTTCCAACGCTCTTAAAGCTAAATGTTCCCACTGTGTAAATACACTTTAGGCGTTAGATTAAACCAGACAATGTAGCCATTGTTTTAGATACGTTTCCTGCTCCTACAATTAGTCCAACAAGCACAGTTGAAATCATACCTGCGATATTTTTCAACCATGCAATAATTGACGCTAACATGGTGGTTGGAACTACGGGAATTTGTGGAATGGTTGGTATTACAGGTGTTGCTGGAACTGTTGGTGTATTTGGCAGTTTAGGTATTGCATTAGATATTTCAGGTATTTTAGACAATAAACCAAAAGCCTTGTCTAAAATAGTTGTGGGTAAAGAAGGTAAGTCTAGAACCAAGTTAATATCAGGAACAAATGAATCTAAT